GTGGAACAACTCTTTTATCGGGAGAGTCTTTCGGACGAACCCGGGGGCCTTATTCCGTAGAACTACCAACCACCTCCGACTGGTGGTTGGCGCTTTCGGACGCCCTCTCACAACGGGTGATACACCACAATCAAAGGAAATTTATTAAACATTGCGAGGGGGTTGGTCAAAAAACCGTTGGAATTTATTTTTTGACAAGGACGTAGCCTTTGGGCAGATCAAAACCGGCTGCGACCGTAGTGATTGCATCATCTTGAGTGAAATCCTCGTTTGATGAACTGGTATAGTGCTTAACCGGTTCACCTGGGTAGCTTGGTACTTCATCCAAAATGGATGTAGACGTAGAGGACATAACATGTGTAGAAATAGCCGATTGCTTGACATGTCGTTGCAACTCATCCAATGCATTTTGCATAGATTTGAGCGACATGGAAGCAGCAGGAGCAGGCGTTGTTTGCCTGATCTGATTGTTGTTGAGTCTAGAAACAAACACACCAGCGAAAGTGTGCGTGACTCCGGAGTCGTTGGTGCTAGACATGGTGGCACCACCAACCTTTGCATAGACAATAGCAGTCCATGAAGAAGCGGTTGAGGTACCATTGGCCATTGAAACATTGAAAGGATTATTAATTCCTAACAAGTTGACTGGGAGGCTGAGCGTGCAATTGTTCAACACAGCTGAAGTGAACGCCCCCGTGCCCATAGCACTGCCAGTGCGCACGATGTTAACAACGTACGCACCGGCCGATTCGAAACGGATTACACTACCGAGCGTAGTGTCCGAATAGAACGTGACGAAAGAAGCAGGGATGTAGAATGGAATGTTGGAGAAATCTCCCCATGGATAGGTGGACGAAATAGACGAACCTGTAGTGGCTTGAATAATAGCCAAACCTGACGCAAAGTCAGAATCCATGGATGGGCTCGTGAATTCAATTGTCCACCGGAGGTAGAATCTCCCAAAGGTGGCCTGCGAAAGGCCGCCCATGGATGCAATCCAGATCCGACCCGCATACACGTTACGCGGGTCAGAAACTGACTCGGGATTGATCCAATTAACCTGGCCAAAAAAATTTTTCCCGTCGATGACGAGATTTGCGTTTTGCCACACTGGGAACTGTATGGACTGTGAGGCAGTACCCAGTTTTTGCAGTAAAGTGTCACCAGTGATATTGGTGTAATCGTCCAAAACGTCTGGGTCTGCACCCACGATAAAGCTACCGCTAGTCGTGGCTGCAACACTGGTCTCGTAGACAACTTCCAGGCGCTTAAAACGATATTTTTCCCAAAGCTGAGCTTGCAAGGCAAGGCGTGAGCCCTGCACAAGCATGGCCGGGTTGATGAGAAAACTGGTGATGACAGTGGAATCAGACAAGGCCGTCTTAACCACTGCACCAGACAAAAAGTCCACGCCAGTCATCGACAATGACTGTTGTGACCTCATTGCAACAGAAGGAGCCAAATTCATCGGCATCGAGCGCATGTTTGAACTGACTTGCTTCTTACGAGGCTGCTTTCTCTTCGCCTTACTCGGCTTGGGACTGCTAGGTTTTTGTTGTTTGGGCTGCTTCTTCTTTGGTGAATTTTTCGGCTTGCGAGGCATGATGATGACTAATTCGACTGAATGAAAAATGAAAGAACTGTTAGATTTTTAACAGGCCCGCTGACCTACCGCGCGGGGATTAACCCTATTTCGCTGTTCGCGTCCGCGCATGGATTCTTGACTTACGCATAGTCCTTAGCTAGGTAAAACCAGAGGGGATGCTCTGAATAAGTGAGGAAAGTGATCTGTTGGAGATGTTTCTCAAAGAAATCAACCACCATCTCTCGAGGCGCTTTATAAAAAGCCGCCAATTCAGTGTAGCATGCCTCCGAGGCAGCGCTGTAAGGAAAACTGCCTCTCATAGTTTGAAGGATATACGAATCTGTGAGGTCTGAACGTTTCGCATATTTGGGCTCTTCCTGCGGGGAGGTTCTAACGAGCCAGCGTTTCAGACCCACTGGCCAGATAAAATCCTTCAACCCATAACAAAGGGCTTGGGAGAATCTTCGGAGACCGACTTCAAGCGAAATCTGGGACTCGCCTGGGTACCGCATGGTGACGCGGGGATCATTAAGTGTTTTGCACATCTTTAACAATCGGCTGGGCAACGGGCCCCAAGCGCGTTCCATGATGCGACCTTCCAAATAGAACGGATCGCAAGGATACCAAGTTCCTTTCAAAAAAGTAGGTAAGGGACAATCGACCCCCAACCATGTGCGGTCGGGTGCAAAATTGATCTTGATTTTCAATGAAAGGCCTAGGCGTTTGTATGCCTCTTCAAATTCTCCTACCACAGCTGTGTGGTTTTTCCAACTGATGTAACCGCAGTTGCAGCAGCGGTGCTTGCGATTTTCTTCTGAAATAAGTATCGCGAACGTCGCTGCGATCAAACTAGTGCAACTGTTGCCAAACGTTGTATCCGTCCCACCAGTGTTTCTCTCATAACCGCGAAAGATTTCAATAGCTTCTGAAGGCTTGTTCCTATTGCCAATGACCAGCTTGGCTCTCGCATTAGCCAAAATGAGGGCTAAAATGTCGAGAGGAACTCCCAGAAACTTTAGAAAATTGTATTCCGCGAACAGGCAACCTAACCTGGATGTGTGGTCACACTGACTCAAGTCCCCTTCGATGAACGTTAGTTCTGCGACGTGGTCAAGACAAGTGCTCAAAACGGTTTGCACCATGAGCATATCATCTCCGGCAACAATTAAGTGCCAGCCTTGAGTGTGAACAACAAAATCCCACCACAACGTGAGCTCAAGATCAGTTCTTCCCGCGCCCCACGTCCAGAACAGGGGCATGTCTTTTATCTCACCAACCTGGTAGTTAAACAGCAAACTCTTAACTCGGTTGGTGGCTTCATAGACGTAAGGCCCTACGACTACCGTAGGCTTCTTATCGACCGCATGAATCGGTCGGGGAATCGGGCCTTTGTCGATCAACTGACCCAAATCATCATATTTTTCCATTTTGATGAGAACTTCGTCACGCTTGATGTTAACTTGGATGTTGCGTACCGTGCTATCTAAGGGACTCATTGGAGAGGCATCGAGCTGATCATGGGCTTGGCGATACAGCTGGACGTTTCTCCCTTCG